CTCCGCGCGTGCCATATGCGCGCGCAGTATCACTCGGCACTTATCACGTTGCAGGCCAGCGTTCGGTCTCTGGTGACCGCGTATGGCGTACTACGGTTCGCGGTAAAGGCAACCCCTACATGGTAAAGGCACGCGAAAAGAAGAAGTCTTACATGGTTACTTTGCTAAACTTCAAACTAGGTCAATACATAAAGCAGAAAGGCTTTGATACACATGGACTTTGAGGACATCACACTTGGCGAAATCGCTGAGATTGAGGACTACGCACAACTACCGTTTTCAGACATTGCTGAGGAACGGTTAGGTGTTATCAAATTGCGGATTGCCCTGGCGTGGATTATCAAACGCCGCGACAACCCGAAGTTTACGATTGCTGAAGCTGAGAAGCTGACCCCAACCGATTTTGCACAGTTGTTTGGGGATGATGACAACACAAAAAAATAAAGAATGATCGGGCGCAAATGCTGGCCGCACTGGTGGCTGGTGCTGGTCTCTCGGTCACAGAAGCAAACAACCTGACGTTGCGAGAACGTAACGCTATTTTCAAGTTTATGAATGGAGGCAAATAATGGCTGTGCCCAACATGATTGTCACGCTGGCTATGAATGCCAGTAAGTATTCGTCCGGTTTGAAAAAGGCGGCTGGTCAAACAACTACGTTTGGTTCAATAACTAGTAAAGCGTTCAACATTGCTAAAGGTGCAATGCTTGGTTTGACTCTGGCAGTTATCCGGTACATTCCGGAACTTGCCAACATGGGTGCGGAGTCGCGTAGGGCCGACATCCAGTTGCGGTTCATGTTGGAGAACATGCAGGGTCTTGGTGCGGCGACTAATGCCACCGTGAAGCGTATGGATCAATATGCGCAAAAGGTCAGTCTTGCTACTGCTGTTGATGATGAACAAATAAAGGCTGTTCAAAAGAAACTTTTGATGTTCAAGGACGTTCGCAACAGTGCTGATGAAATGGGTGGTGCGTTTGATCGTGCAACGTCAGCAGCGATTGACTTGGCAGCTGGTGGCTTTGGTGAAATGGAATCTAATGCGGTAAAACTTGGCCGCATGTTGGAAAATCCAACAACTAGTCTTAGTGCTTTGAATAAGGCTGGGGTAACTTTTACTCAAATTGAGCGAGACAAGATTATCCTGTTGGCCGAATCCGGTAAGTTGCTTGAGGCACAGGACTTAATTTTGGCAAAAATTGAAGGTCGTGTGGGAGGCCTTGCAGAGGAATCGGCTACGCCCTGGGAAAAAATGACGGTCGCTTTAGGTCAGGTAGGGGACAAAATTGGTGAAGCATTACTAGATCCACTTGACGCAATGAACACCAAACTTCAGGTTTGGTTAGCATCGCCACAATCAAAGCAGGATATTGCGGATATTACTGCGGCGTTCGTTGCGCTCGGTGAGGCCGCAAAGTTTGTGCTTGACGTCATTCTGAATATCAAACTTGGCATTGACGAAGTAAAAAAGGGTTTTAATAAATTGCCGTTTGGTTTCAACGGTACTGTTATTGTTCCAAAGCCACCATATAAACCACCGCGTTACCCTACCAACCCTGGTAACGGCAACAACGGCCCTGGGGTTGTCGCTGACCGTGTAGGCCTCACAGTCAACTTCAATTCGCCTGTTGACTCTGTTAGTGCCGGACGTGAAGTTGCCCGAGTATTGGCTGACTACAACCGTTCTAACGGTGCTCGGAGACGGGCGTAATGGGCCTCCCAATCATTGAGGAACCGTTATACGGTCAAATCCAATTAGAAACCGCCGCATGGGGTGCCACGTTTACCTGGGTTGATCGTACTGGTGACCTGGCAGGTGGATTTAATTACTCTGAGGGCGGTCGTGTGAGCCCACCTGGCGAGTCAGAAGTGCAGGTTGGTAATCTCAACGCCACGTTCAAGAATGCGGCGACCATACCAGCCATTGGTGACCTTGTGCGTTTGCGTCGCAACGGGACATCCGAATACTTTTTCACAGGTTATGTTCAGGATGTTTCGCAACGCATTGTCTTTGATAATTCAATCTCGCTGAACACTCCGGTCACGCTGACCACAATTTATTGTTCCGACTGGGTTGGATACTTGGGGCAATTCCAAGCTGTTGGTGCTGGTGGTGTGCAGTCTGACGGTACGGTGCTGACAAGCTCTTACTATGCGTGGCCTGCACGTATCGAAGCACTCAACAAAAGTATTGACAACACAATGGCAACCGACCTGATTAGTTACACAGGCACTGGTACCACTTTGGTGCAAATGGGTGACACGGATGTTGTGGCCACACTTGCCGAACACCTTGATCTCATTACTCGCACCGTGTTGCCAACGTACTGGTATGGCACACATACTTTGCCTACAAACAACACGACTGGTCGAGACTCGCTTATTGCAATGACGCAGAATACGCCAACAGCCAGCGGTTACACGTTCCGTGACGACTTAGGTGCAGGTGCCAATCAACTGCATTACGTAGAGATTGATTTTCAAAACTCGACACAAAATGTTGCCAACAGCGTTGTCATAAACAACAGGACTCGACTTCAAATTACTGACACCGAAGTGACACTCGTTGGTGGGGCAAATGAAAGCAACTTTATGATTGTTGCCAACGAAAACGTCATTGGCATTCCCCTGGACCAGACTGAAAAACGAACTGACGCCACTTCAATCACCACCTATGGTGTTCGGCAGTCCGAGTTTGACAGCTCTGTTGGATTATCTAACGGTGTGATTTACAACCTGGCAGCGAACCCCTCACTCGAATATGGGGATGACGGATATTCGGGTACAGCCAGCCAACGAGTCCGACGACGCAAACCCGCTCAAGAGGCAACACCATTCACCGCTTACAACGGTCAATGGGCGGTGCGATCTAGGGAAACTGGTAGCTCTAGCAGAATGGTCATTAACTTCTCCGGTGGCGAATCAAACGGAACACCAGCAAACGCTGGAACAACTTACTATCTCAAAGTGCGTGTAGCGCGTGGCACACCGTCACCAAGTAACACGCGAGCCTATGCAAGCATTTCTTGGCAGAACGAAGCCGAATCACAAATCTCGTCTATTGACGGAACAAAAGTAAACCTAACCAATGCAAACGAATGGTACGAAGTAACGGTCAGCGGTACTGCACCAGCAGGAACAAACCGAGCAGTCATCAGCACTTCACACGAACGCTCATCCGGTTCATTCAACTCAACCGACCTAGTTTGGTCCGACGCATTCTACTTCTCCAAAACAAACGGAACATACTTTGACGGAGACTTCCCCAGCACAACAAGTTATGTTTACGGTTGGACAGGTGAAGTTGGATCGTCACCGTCCTATGCGGCACCCAACACCATTGACGAACTCGCTGACACATTCTTGGCAGCCTATTCCACAACGTCCATGCGCGCCGCACGCATCCGTTGGAACGCACAAGAGGACCTCACAGCAGTCTCATCGCTGACGGTCGGCAAAAGTATCTCACTAGTTTATGACGGCACAACAACTACATACCGAATCGTAGGGATAGACGGCAACGTCGACCCCGACCGATACATGATTGACTACTATCTCGTAAAGGTGTAACACAATGACTGAAACAACCCGCGCATACATTTACCGCATCCTGATTGCCCTGGGCACCATTGCCACAGGTTACGGCCTCATCACCGCAGACGAAGTTGCTCTGTGGTTGGGACTCGCAACAACGGTTCTCAACATCATGCCTGCTGCTAACACAAAGATTCACCCCGATGCCAAGTGACGGAGTAATCGTAACGCTGGACCGTATCTATGAAAAGTTGGTCGAGCTTGAAATGCGTTTGGGTGACCACCCGAAGCAACTCGACGACCACGAGCAACGCATACGCAACCTTGAAATGAAAGTCTGGGGATTCGCTGGCCTGTCCGGCATCGCCTCAGTATTCGTTTCGCTCATCATCACAAGAATAGGATAACCGCATGGACATCGACCTGATTCGACCTGTCAAAACAACACAAATCAACGACGACTTTGAGGCCCACGTCAAACGCGGTGCGTTCACCCCTGGACTCGATTACAACTGTGCGGTGGGCGAATCCGTTTGGGCTGCCGATCGTGGCGTTGTTGTGGCCGCATCCAACAACCCCAACAGCGGTGCAGGTAAGAACGTGACTATCCGCCACCGCGACGGTTCACAAACAATCTACTTCCACCTGTCCGAAGTGTTTGTTGGCAACGGTCAGCGCGTCAAGCAAAAGGAACCCATTGGTAAGACTGGGAACACCGGAACGCAGACCACTGGGCCGCACCTGCACTTTGCGCTCAAAGACAAGCATGGCAAGTTTATTGACCCCGAAAAAGTGTTCCGTAAAGAGAAGCGCGAAAAGGTCAAGGAACGCCAAGAAGCCAAAGCCGAACTAATTGGCATGGTTCCCACACATGAGGTCATCCCCGACTAGGTTCTAACCTTTCTCCCTGGTCGGGTGGGGCAGTCGTTCTAGGGGGCGACTGCCCCTGTTTATGTGCTATGGTGTTCACACCTACTAGCAGAGGAGAAACATGCAACGCCAACAAGCATTCAACCTGGGGCGCACAGTCAGCGTCATCGCACTTGTGGCAGTATTCACCGGACAACTCTGGGCAATGATTCCAGCAGTAATCGGTTTCGGTTTGGTATGGTATGGATCCACAGAGTGAACGCTGGCCCCACGTCGACATAGTCCGTGACGAGCTGGCCCAACTCCAAGCAGAGATAACCGTCTCGGAACAAAAAGTACGCGCCAAACACTTTGATGAACTCAAACAACACATGTCCGGCTACGACAAGACACGAATCCGCATAGAACGTCGTACCTCTATGAGAATCTTTACTCAACGTATGCTCAAATACGGAGAGAGGGTTATTCGTGAACGAGAACAGAATGGTGGCGCGGTCACTAACTGACGAATGGTACAAAGCACGCCAACACGGTGTCTCTGCCACAACGGTCGCTAAGGCCGCGTCCGGCCCAGCCGGATACGACGCTGAACTACAAAACGCATTATTCCCTGAGGATAACGAAGTCGTCGACAACGCCTACATGAAGTTTGGGCGCGACTGGGAACAATGGATCGTAGAGGCCCTGCCACCCGAATACCACATTGAACACAACGACTGGCTGATATGTGGCGAGGGTGATTATCGTTGGCACCTGGCAACCCCTGACGGTATTAGCCCAAGTTGGGTGACCATTGCCGAAGTGAAAACGACAGGTAAGGATTGGGAGGGCAGCGCAATCCCGATTCAGTACCGTCGACAAGTCCAATGGCAGTTGCACGTCACCGGAGCAGAACAATGCGTCTTTGCCTGGCTGTTGCGTGCCGAAGCTGATAACGGCGACTTTGTGCCTGCCTGGCTAGAACCAAAGCATGTGGTCATCAACCGTGACGAGGACATGATCGCGCAGCTCATCGACGTTGCACAACGATTTATAACCGACTACAACAACTACAAGGAAGTGCAGGAACTATTCCATGGCTAGATTCAACCTGGCAGACTACGCCACAGTCCAAGAACGCATTGAAGCATTCTGGAAAAAGTACCCCAACGGTGCAATCGTCACACGCGATCTAACCACCGATGCCGACCGCGACCGCAAACAATGGCGCGTCTACGCTGAAGTGTTCTTTACATTCGACGAGCTTCGGCCACGCGGAACCGGACTCGCATTCGAGATAGACGGCGGTGCTGGGGCAAACATGACCAGCGCATACGAAAACGCTGAAACCTCGGCTATTGGTC